TCACGATAAAGGTTTACATCTCCAGGGGCGCTACCGCCACCCCATACGAATTTACCGCCAGCCTCAATATGGAGACGCTCATTACTATCGCCATCTACAACAACATCAATTGCCGTGGAAGCGGCTGAACTTAGTTTATCTAAGCGTAACCGTTCTCTAAATTTTGGCATGGCCTCAACCAGTCCCTAACTGCGCCCGCAGGCGCTTTAATTATTCTACTGCGAGGATAATAACGCGGTATTGGTTGCTTGTTGGAGCAACTGAGAATATCAAGTTTACAACATTTGTGTCGTAGCGAACAACATCACAGAAAACTGTTTCGCCAGTTGAAACTTCGTAAACCTGAACGCTTACATCTGTAGTACCGAGTGCGTGTGTTACTACTGCTGTTGTGGCACCAGAAGGAACTGCTGCCTTGTACATTGTTGGAACAACAAGAGCGGCACGAGCAGTCGCTGCAGTAGTTGCTCCAGTACCACCGTTGCCTAGGGGAAGAGTTCCAGTAATTGCTGATGCTTGACCGAGGTTGAGGGCACCAAATGTTGGTGTTCCACCAGAACCAGCCTGAAGTACTTGGTACTGAGTTCCTGCTGCAGTTACATCAAGTGCGCTTGTTCCGTTACCATAAACAACACCGTTGTCGGTAAACGACTCAACGCCAGTACCACCAGCAGTAACCGCAACAGTTGTTGCATCCCATGTACCAGTGGTGATTGTTCCAAGAGTTGTAATGGTGTTTTGGCCGATATATCCAGAGTCAATATCAATTGCATCTGAAGAAACAGAGATACGGCCCAATGTGCCGACAGCATCAATTGTGTTGCCAGTTTTTGTAAGACCGTTACCAGCAGAGATTTGACCAGCACCAGAGAACTGAGCGAATGTCAGGCCAGTTGTTCCTACTGTGATTGGGTTATCTGTAGTAAGAACAAAACCAGAGTTTCCATTGTCTGTTCCTTCTTCAACAAATGTGAAAAGGCCAGAAGTTACTTCTGCGTCAGAGTCAGCATCGGTTGCTCGTGACCAAGTACTTGCTGATACTACCCAAATGCCGTTTTCAGAAGCAGTGCTCTGGCTCTTTACCAATACACGGTTAGTGGCAATAACGGAAACGCCGTCGATTGTCTGGGTTCCAGACAGGGTGATATTTCCAGTAGTTGCTGCGCGAACCGACTGCTTAACATCAAGACCAGAACGGGCTGCGTCTACATATGCTTTAGTAGCAGCATCTTGTGGGTCGGTTGGGTCTGCAAGACCAGTAATCTTTTGACTGTTAAAAGAAACACTTGCAGTTGGAGCCGTCATTTGGTCAAGGCGGTTTGCCCGAACACGAGTATCTGTGTAGTAAAGGTTTGTACCTTCGGCTAGGTCGCCAGTATCGTGGTTTGAAAGAGATGAAACTGTTCCAGTAACATTTCCTGTTACATCACCAGTTACATTGCCAGTTATAGTTGCTGTGATTGTTCCAGCGGCAAAGTTACCAGAAGCGTCACGCTTAACGATTGTTGAAGCAGTGTTGGCGTTAGTTGCATTGTTGACCAATGTGTAATGCGCACCAGACATTGTTCCCGCATTTGAGCCATCTGCGGCTGCAATGCTGATTTGTGGAGTCGTGCCGCCACTTGAAGAAATTGCGCCACTTCCAGTAACCGATGTTACTGTTCCTTGCTTTCCAAGGTCTTTAAATGCTGGAGAACCACCACCGACTGTGCAGATGAACATCGTCTGGCTGACGGAGTTGTAATAAACCTGTCCCTCAACTGGGGTCGATGGGGATGACGCCAAAACCTGAATTACCGCCTTGCGGAGTTCATTTTGGTTTAGGTCTATATTGTTTACGAACTTTGGCATTGTTTCTCCAGAACTAATCTACTACTAAGAAAGATACGCCTTTCCAGCGAAGGAGTGTGTGAAGGTCACCAAGAGCCTATTCGTATTGACATACTGAACATCTCCAATTACAAAATTTTCTCCCGAGTCGACAATCATGACGCTTGGGTAAAATCTCAAGTTATGGGTAATATCCCACAATATAGCCGCTGAAGGCTGAGTGTAGACAAATTTTGACTTTGCCCGTACTTCTTCAATTGCGCCCTGAACGGTGGTCGATAAAATTTCGCTTGTGGGAACAAAATCTATTTCGTTAGCATCTGTAACCAGAGAATCTACATATTGTTTAGTTGCGTAATTCTGGGTAATTACTGTCTGAATATTAGGGACTAAATCCGCTAAATCAACAGTTCCGTCTGGGGAGTTACTGAGGATGGTAATAAAAGACTTGGCTTCGTTGGAATCTTCGATTCTTTCAGTTACTTCGTATGTAACCCCACGCGGAGTTGTAAATTCTCCATCATTTGCAGCAAGTTCTACACTGATTGAGCCGTTGACATCAAGGGTTGCGGTGATTTCTGCTGGCGTAATCGTGACATCCGAGTCGGTGTCCCGCATTGTGCCAGAGGCTATGAAGGTTACGGAGCCGCTCGCTGGAGTACTGTCTGCTTTTTGGTAGGTCGCCGTGACGGTGATGATTGTAAATGCCATGATTAGACCTTGCGATAAATGTTGAGCGAGATTGCATGATGGACTACATCATCATCAAACTGAATGATTCTTTGAGTATCCATTAGTCTACATCTAAATACTTTATTGTCCGAGTCGACCAATGTGGCATGTTCAAGACAGCCAAGTATTGTGTTGAGAATTGATTCTGTTTCTTCAATTCTTTTCTCCCACAAGTCAACTTGGACCATATAGTTTCGTGCTAAAACTTTCTTATCCCCAGTAAGTGCAATCCTGTCATTTAGGCGGTCTGCATATGTGACATATGGGTATGTGGTGGTCGGGGGTGCCAAATCGCGGTAAACCTGGTTGGTTATGTTCGGAATATTGCATCCGACTATTTCTGCACGGATTGCTGCTGCTATAGATGCCATTATTTAATCCCTAGATTTTTAAATTTAGAGACGCCTTTTTTGATTGATTTACGCCAAGTGTGAGCGACTGTATCCGTGATGAAGTCATGAAAATCTGGGTCCCAAGCAACCCGTCTAATAAAAGGATGGGGTCCTGCTGGCCTAATTCCACCGTGACCGAACTCTACGGCAGAGGCATAGGGTGCATTTGCCCCGAATGCGGCTCTCGTTGGGTTCCCAGGCTTAGCAGGAACACTTACTACGGAATCACGCAGAAATCCAGTTTTTAATGCTGGTGGGTCGTTAGGCGCTGCCCTACCAGCATTGCTAAGAACTACTTTAGTTCTGCGCACACCCTCAACGGCGCATGCGGTTGCCGCTTGTGCGTTTTTTTTGATAGCAGCCTCTAGCACCTTGTCAATTTCTCTTTGGCGCATTCTCATTTGTTGGTCAAGATTTAACATATCAAACGCTGATTCTTCGTGTTTGTACCCGAAGGTGGGTTCTCGTATACAGAACAGCATCAACTTCATATATGCCGTCAACTGTTGGGTTCTTGCCTTCTATGACAAGTTTATCCCCTTGGGAAACTGCTGCACTAACTGGAAGGCGAGCAATTGAGACAATTCTTTCCCCGTACTGACCGCCGATTTCTGGGTTGCGGTCATACATTAAAACATGGTGAAATGAGCCTTTTACAAGAGTGTCTACAATTGTTGGAACCCAACCACCGTTGTTGTCCACAATTTCTCCTGCTGATACTTTCCTTATAATTATGTTATCGATTTGTCCACGCATGGCTAAACAATAACTCTTCGCTTATATCTGCTCGCCATTTTCAGTTCTTCTTCGGTGTATCCGCCAGCACCAGAACGAGACATATAGTACTGACTGTTTTCCACAGTCATTCGCATTAGACCTTGAGCATCGAGAAGAACCTTGTTCATTTCTCTACCAGCAGCAGAAAGAACAATGTAGGAAAGGTTTTCCATGTCTACTGGGTCTGGTCCAGCCGTGTAGGTAACCAAGGCGCGGTACCCTTCGCCAGCAATACGGATATTGTCTATTCCCCAAGGATAGATATCAAAATCAGCAATATTTTGTTCTACTTCTTGCCCAGACATTCCTACATAGAATGAGGTTACTTCGATAACTGGGCTTTTATAGAGAAAAATCTGTCGTTGGTTTACCTTTAGCCGATGAACTTCGTCAATAATAGAAACTGGTATAATTGGGATATTGAGCCAAGTAGACAATTGGTTCTGAAGACTGGAAATTACAATGTTTGCGGCCTGCTGCTGACCAGCGTCAAAAGTACGGTTCATATACCTTTGCAGGTCTGTATAAGTGATAACTGCCATAGCGCTATTTTACATCTAATTGTTTGAGGGTGGTGATGGGTATTATTGGCTTTCTTCTAGCCAAAACACTTTTCTGTACGGGAAAACCATTACTGAATCATCAATGGGCGAATCAATAGCAAAGCCTAGTTCTTCATCGTTGATGCTGAGTTCTGGATTAATTACTTTTCCGCTAATGGAGTAAATAACAATGTTTTCGTCCAGGGGTTCCCAATTGTAATTAATTGAGATGTTGCGCTTTGTCCTGAAGGCATCGGCAACCAATACTTTTGTGGCTATGCAATTAAATATTTCTTCGTTGGGGTATTCGGGAAGAAGTTCGTCTCGCAAAATAGCGTCCGCATATAAAGCCGACTTTATATACCTAAAAGGGTCGCCAGATTCCCATGCCTTGGCGTAGTCGTAACTACCCAAACCATCTGAACTCATTGTTATTTTGTTTCTATTGCGCCAAATGAGGAACTGCCGATGGGCATAACCTTGTATTTCATAGCCTGTTCGAGAGTCATGCGCTCTCCTTTACGGGCCACAAGGGTTTGCTTACCATCAACATCTTCCCAAATATCTTTTGGAGCGACGACTGAAATATCTGCCATGTTTTTATTGTACCACATTAAATTGCGTCTACGATTAAATGAACTCGGTTATTTTGGCCTTTATTTTCCACACTGTGGTACCTACCCACATTGTCTATAATCCAAATTTGACCTTCCTCTAAGTGTCTGGAATCGTCCTCCACCGTGAATATGCATTCCCTATTGGTTATCACTGGGATATGTATCCTGTGGGTCTTAGCAGTCAACGACCCTTTATCCTTGTGCCTCGGGATGGTCGTATTGGCTTTGAGGTTTGTCAGCATTGCTTGTTGTATTTTGACTTGTCCGATATCTTTTTCTACAGAGAGAACAATTTCTTCTATGTATGTGCTAAAGCGTTCATAGTTTTCATGCACAATATTGGAGTTGAGTCTATGCTTTATGTCGTAGACGAGCGGAATTGTGTCGGTATTCTCTGCGGCTAACCCCCCTGCGGTTTTGCGCTCCCTGTATTTAGACCAGTCTTCATGTGTTAGTAATAACACTTCGCTAAGAAGTCGGTCAAATGATGGCATATTGCCGATAAATAGAAACGCTTCATTTTCTTTCATACATAATAACCTTATATAAAGCAAAAACCCCGCCCGCCCCGAAGGGTGGGCGGGGTTCCGCTAAGTGTTTATTAGGCTTCTGGAGCGCTGTCGAAGTGAACTTCTACGAATGACTCTGGACGCTTAACTGCAAGTGCAAGGCGCTCTTCAGCAAGTACCGCAATTGCGTTACGAACGAAGAAGTCGCTGTGCTGCTCAGAAACACGGATGGTTCCTTGCATACGGTCGAACAAGGTTGCTCCGATACCGAACGAACCGACGAGAGCGTAGCCCTCGCTGATTGCTGGTGTCTCAACAACTGGCAAACGCCACATACGAGCCTCTGCGCCGATTGCAACAGACATAACCATGAGGTAGTTCTGAATGCCGTCTTTGCTGAGTTCGATTGCCTCGTAGTCATTAGGGTGAATAATCACGCCTGTTGGCTCGTAGTAAGCAAGCAGTGACTTGGTGATGGCGCGACGGACTGCATCAATACGGGTGTCGTAAAGTGAGCCAGCGCTCCAGTCGTAGGTCTGAACACCAGAAGTGTTACGGATACCTGTCAAGTTAGTGCCAGTACCATCACCGTTAAGGATTTGGTCGTCTTCTGTGAGGCGCAAACCGTAAAGAAGTTCGTTGTCGATGATGCCGCGAAGGGTTGGTTCATCGTCAAGAACATTGCGGTGAGCAACTTCGTAGTGAGCAATCGTGCGTACTGGAGCCTGAACACCAGTAACTGAGAGAGACGACTGTGGCTTGGCACCGAATGAGGTGTTACCGTCGTTGCGCTCTGCAACTGTTGCTGCGTTGTTGGTGAAACCTGTAACGCGGAAGTATTCAATCATGTTTGTGTTTGTCTGCTGAATGTCAAACAAGTCACGAACACGGCTGGTACGCTTTGCGCGCTCTACAATGCCGAGGCGCTGTGGAGTACCGAAGTCTCCTGGAGTTCCGCTTGGGAGTGATGTGTAAACATCCTTGACTCCGTAACGGGCTGTGATGTCACCATTCACTGAGAATGGAGTATTCATTGTGTATCCAGCCTTGCCGCCCATAAGCGCCTTGAACTCGCCAGAGTCAATGAATTCCTGTCCAAGAGACTTGAAACCTTCAGTTTGAGGAGTGAAGAGGCTTGGCGCGGTCTGAGGTGCATCAACACCAGCAGCCCATGCTTTTACTTCGTCAAAACCTTCAAGGGTTTCAATTTCTGAACGGATTTCACGGGCTTTTGCGAGGTTGGCGCGAAATGCTTCAACATGCTTGACTTGTGCTTGAATCTCAGGTCCGCCTTCTTCGCGGTTTGCATCAACATGATTAACGATTGTATCGTTCTCAGTGAGGACCGTCTTGAGGGCTGACTTGAGTTCCTGAATGCGGCTATTGTAAGCCATAATTTACTTCTCCTTAGAAGTCGATGGAACGATTTACAAGGTAAGCACCTCGTAGTTGTAATTAAAGCACCTGTTTGGTAGTGCTGTCAAGTAGGGTATTATTGTAATTCTTAATTGGTATCATCAATGTCGTCTTCATTGCCGAACTCAAATTCTAAGTCCCCGTAGATAGGTTCTGCTTCAATAAGTGTTATCCCATTGAGCGTTACCTTTGGTCCTATTTTGAGGTCCATCATTGAGTCCAATACTTGTTCAAATATTGCGCTTGCTATAAACGGCGGTACCGAGCCTAAATCAACATGGATTGGTTCGTTTGGGTCATCATAGGATAAAGAAATCGTGATGACTGGAAACTTCATATTCATGTCGTTGGCAAAGATGTCTTTATTCTCAGGCATCTTCCTTGCTCCAGAATTTTCCTCTGTAGAACATTTTTCCAGCCCTAATCGGAATCATTTCGAGATGAAACGGGTTGTCCCCATCTTGATATGTGACAACACAGAGTCCCTGTTGCCAGTTCTCTGTAACTGTCATTGGGCGACCGTTTAAGTCAATTCCGCCCCTAGTGCTAGGTACCATGCCGTCACAGCGAGCCAAACAGCCCGCTGAAGCCGCTAAAATTGTTTTAGGGCCGTCGTAGTCATCTCTAGTAATTTCAGCCCACTCGCGCCTGTGGATATGACCATACAGGACGCTTGTTTTCTCTGTGGCTAAATATGCGTGTGCCGTGGACCCACCTGATTTAACTTTGGTTCCGTGGATAACTTTAAGTTTTTCGTTTAGCCAATAGACACCTGCTGGATATCCAGGAACATAAGCAATTTCGTATTCTTCGAATCTACAAAGATAAGGAACACTAAGAACTGGCCACGACTCTGGAGAGTTTCCTTTTTTCAAACCAAAAGCAGCAGAAGCATTATCAATAAGGTAATTAACAAGACGCTCTTCATGGTTTCCTGCAATCCAAACAATTTCTGAGCCTGGACTTGCTGCTCGTAAACGAGCAACCATTGTTGTTGCGTAGTTAATTGATGCTTGAGTTGTGCGTTGAAACGCTGGTGACAATCTGTATTTTCCCATTTCTGGAAGGTCTAAGTTGTCTCCGTGCATAATTACTTTTTTAGGCTTTACATAAGCGACTAAGGCAATTGCGCAATCTATTGCGTCTGGGTCATGTGTCGGTTCCATTTCATTGTCGCCACAATGGAAGAAACCAATCTGCATGTCTGGAAGAATTACTGCAGTATCCCACTCTTCTGATTTCTTAACAATCGCTGGGCTTTTAGGAAGCCTTATAGATGGCCCTTGTTGGATTACTGGCCACTCTGGTCCAGTTTCCCACTGTGGTGAAAGTACTACTGAAATTCCACCCAAGTCGTGAATCTCTGCTGAGCCATCTTCGTTCTTGGTTAATCCTTGCCATTCTGAAATGCGGATTTTTTCCACTTTTCCAATTTGCTCAACATCAATACCAGACTTTTCTAAAAGGTCTGAGATTTTACCTAAACGCGATTTTGTTATTTCCTCATTAAGAGCATCGCTAATTGACATTATAATTCTTTCTTAATGTTTGCACTACGCCAAAGTTGAATAGCCTGTTTTCCAACTGGTATTCCGCGAGTAGTTAATACATCGGAAATTTTTCCTGATGAAATTTTTGTTTCATGTAAAGCGGTAAGAAGGGATTCCCTATCTTGTTTGTTCATGCCATTTAAAATGGAATCAACTTTTCCGCCGCGTGTCGTGCCTGAGCCTTTGTATACAAAGCACTCTTCAAATATTCCCATAGTTCCTCCGTCGGCGTGTTTGCCGATACGGAGACTATAGCATATCTAGCAGGTCGCTGAACTCTTTCAAATCGTTGAGGGTGAGGAAGGCTGCTTTTTCTTCTGCTGCTCCGCAACATGCGTCGGTGTGCTCTTCGTTGGCGCACTCTGTTGCTGCTTCTTCAATAACCGCTTCTTCAACTGCTTCTTCAACTGCTTCTTCTGCAGGAGCGTCTTCGGCTACTGCTTCTTCAGCAATTTCTTCAGACTTGATTTCTGTTTCAATTTCAGTTGCTTGCTCTTCTGTATTTGAGGTTTTTTCCTCAATAACTTCTTCGGCAATTTCAGATGTTTCTACTTCTACAGCAGAATCTTTTACTTCTTCAATTGATGGGTCTAGTTTAAAACCAATCTCGGCAATGACCAATTTGGCAATGCTTTTAACTAGTACTTCAAAATCTTGTTCGGTCATTTCATAATCCTTCGATTTAATGGTTGTAACATTATCAACACCTTGTGCCTCTTCGCTAGAGGGTGCATCGTTCAAGTTATATTCTTGCACAATACTCTCTAAACTCTTGAAAAGGAAATTGTCTGCTGTTACTTCTTCTAGTGGGAAGTCATAGACGGCTTCGCTTGGTAGCCATTCTTCATCAGTAAAAGTCCACTCACGAATAGCAACTTCACCGTCGTTTGATTCAATGATTGTGCCGTAAACAATCTCGTCAACATTGTCTGCAGAAACGGCTTGCCCGATAACAAGTTCTGTTGATTTTGTTTCCATTGTTGTGTAAATACTGTCAAGTTCTGACTTGGCAAGGAGAGGCGGAGCGTTGCGACCAGCATCTTCGTAGTGGGAAGAAAGATGAGCATGAACACCCTTTCGTCCAGCCTCGTCAATTACGGTTCCCTGACGGGCACCATTGAGGGCCGCCATGCCAGCAGCCAGTGCGCGCATGTTTGCTGGTCCTGGAGTTCCGTCTGCCGAAACTTCATGGTGGATGTAGCGGTATGAAGACTTGACTGTATCGTCTGCATCATTATCTAAATAAGCAAATATTTTAGAAAAATAAGACTTTGTTGAAGGGCTTTTAACTCGCTTTTTATTTGCTCCGTTGTCCCATGAAGAAGCCATATCGACATCTGTTGAATGACTTGGTAATGCTGCTTTTGTTTCGTTATTCATGCGTTTGTTCCTTGGGTGTCAATGGCTCATCAATCAAGCCTTTTTCCATCATAATAGTGTCGATATCTAAGTCGCTTTTAAGTTCTGGCGGTGTTCTTCCAAGGTCCAGGTAGTGACGCTTATAGTGGTTATACATCTTGGTGCGCTCTTCGCCACGAAGGCGAGTTCCGCTACGGGCACCATTAAGCAATGACATCGTATTCATTAGCGCTGCCCATGATGCTGCACCTGGGGTTCCGTCGGCATTTACAAAGTGGTGAACATAAGAATAATGGGTCTTCATTGTCCCGTCTGTGTTCGGGAGTTGATACCCAAAAATTTTGTCGTAATACTTCTTTGATGCTGGCGATTTCATACGACGAAATTGAACCGTGTCAACCCACTTTGATGTATCGTCTACTGCAGTTGAATGACTAGGAGAAACATTTCCTTTTGTTTCAAACGAATCAACAGATTTTCCTTCATTCATAATCATTTCCAGAGTTGGCTCCATCTCTGAGTCTTCCGTCTCAGGCTCTTCCATGTCGGAGTCTTCTGTCTCAGAACTAATTAGTGTCTGGTCAATAATCCACAATTTGCAAATTGCATCTGGTTTGATTATCCCTTCTACGATGTGGCACTTTTGACCACCTTCATAGAATACGCAATTGGCGCATTTTAATCCTTCTGCAACAAATGGATTTTCTTCTGCGTAGTGCGCACCGTCAGCCATTGCTGTTTGATTAAACAGTCCATGTTCTGCAACGATTTCACAGTAGTCATCAACCATTGACATTTGTCGTTCGTTAAGTCCTTTGTCGGAATATGAACCTGGCGACACTGCCATCTCTGTCTCGTCTTCCATCTCTGAGGGGTCTGAATGCATGTCTTTTGTGTTTTCTCGTGGTTTTCTAGGAACTCGGGCGGAACGAGGCTGGCGTGGTTCAATGCCAATTCCTTGTGGTGTGCCAAAACTTGATGGTGTGCCGCTAGGAGAGTCTGTGTACATGTCTTTTTCATCATCGCGGCTATTCATTGCATCGACAAGTTTTTCCGACCAGCGGCGTCCTGCGTCTCCACCCCAAAGTTTCCACGCGATAACACCGTTTCCTGGGTAGCCATCTGCGCCAGGGTCGCTATTCTTCGGCAAGGACTGTTCTCCTTCATGACGAGGGAAGTATCGGGCAATATGTCGTGCCTTATCAGGAGAAACTGTTTCATTGTTTAACAAGTAGTTGGCTGTATTTTTGCCTACCGAAGTACCGCCGCGACCGTACTCTTTTGACCAGTTAAGTCCAATCTCTGCTTGTTTTTTTACGCCACTCGGAATACTAAAATCAATGTCGGAATAGATTGCTTCTATTGCTTTAGTTTCCTCAACATCAGAAGATGCTTTAAGGTCTTCAATCTTTCGCAATGTTGAAACCTTGTGTCCCACAAGCGTTTCTGTCTCTTCCCAGCCGTCTGTGCCTTTTCTGTAAATACGGATTAATGCCGCTGGGTCTTCTGGCGTTGCATTGATACTGAAATCAGATTCTGGGACGCCGAGGGTCCCATCACGCATGATGTATTCAATCTTTCCTCTTGCGGTTCCACCAGATGAATTCCAAGAAACAAAGTCTCCAATTTTTACATCGCCTGGTTTTGCTTTTTCCTCGCTGAACCCATCCTCTTTAACGGATAGTGTTCGTGTATGGGGGGCAGCACCAAATATAACTGG